TTGCGGTAATAGCTCAGTTGGTAGAGCACTAGCTTCCCAAGCTGGGGGTCGCGAGTTCGAGCCTCGTTTACCGCTCTTCTTCTAAATCACTGAAAATCAGACAATTACATAGAAAAGGCGGTAAGAACAACCGCCTTTTTATTTTATATTTAACCTTAAAAATAGGGCTATTGAGGGCTATTTATGGCTAAAAAGTGACAAAAACTGCGACCAAACTGCGACCAAAACTGCGACCACATATATTTTGGCCGCAAAATACCAACAAAAATACAATAAAACCATGCAAGTAAAATTCAAAATAGTAGGCAGGAAAAACAATGCAGGCTATCCTGTCAGAATATATATATATTCAAATGGGACACGTATTGAAATGAATACCGGAGTATTTATACAAGACCTTCAAAATTTTGATTCACTGACATTAGTACACGAGGATGAACCAAATCATAAAGTAAAGAACATAAAATTAAGGCATATCCAGTCTGAGATGGAAATGTTTACGCTCACAGAGAAAAATCCGACGGCTATAAAAGAAAAGATAGAAATACTTGTCAATGGTGAAGCAAGAAAGAAGAAAGTAAAGGCTTTTATTGATTTCATCATGGATTTTGCGGCGACAAAAGAAAATCCTGGCACACGTGGACTGTATGAGCTTACCGCACGTAAGGTGGCGGATTTCGACGCGAAGGCGGATTTTGAAAGCATGGACGCCGCATGGCTCAAGGAGTTCGAGCGTTATAACATCGGACATGGGATGAGCGTGAACGGCATAGCGATACACTTGCGGAACATACGCACGGTGTTCAACTGGTGCATCGACAACGAATATACGGACAAATACCCCTTCAGGAAATTCAAGGTGAAGAGCGAGAAAGTGCCAATCAGGAACTTGACGGCGGAACAAATCGCCGTACTGCGCGACTATAAGGTTGAACCGTGGCAGGAGATTTACCGGGATTTCTTCATGCTGTCCTTCTATCTGTGTGGGATAAACCCGGTAGACTTGTTGCACTTGAAGACGGACAATATAAACAATGGCCGTCTGACTTACAAAAGGCGTAAGACCGGGCATTTGTTCGACCTGCCAGTACCGAAGGAAGCACAGGAGATTATAACAAAGTACAAAGGGCGTAATTACCTGCTGTCCCCTCTTGACAAGTATTCGGATTACAAGGACTTCCTGCACCATTGGAACGACGCGCTGAAAAAAATCGGCACAACTGAATTGGTGCAGGACAAGGCCGGTAAGCGCAGGAAGGTTGTCTATCATCCGCTATATCCGAACATGACGGTTTACACGGCACGGTATTCGTTCGCGTCCATCGCGGCGGAACTGGACATACCGAGGGAAACGGTGGCTTTGTGCCTCGGCCATTCGTGGGCGGACGTGACAAGCCATTACATCGCCTACGACACACGGAAGATAGACAAGGCTGTAAAGCAAGTTGTTGACTATCTTAACGAAAAGTGTAAAAACGACACGAAATAAATTATCCTTATTATCCATATTGTCCTTAAAAATCTAAGGACAATATGGAAAGCTCTAAAATTTGCAAGTAAATTCATATCGTATTAACTTTGCTGATTTAGCAAACTTGGTGCGAATTTTGGTGCAAAATTTGGAAAACTGTTAAAAATTGCACCCCTCACTTAGGGGTTACTTAGGGGGCACGTGACCTCTGATTTTCCCATAAAAGTCCCCTGCTTCCCTTACGCTTGCATATTTCATAAAGAACGCCTTGTTAAATAAATATAAATAACAAGATTTTCAAGAAAGAGCTATCGGTGGCTAAAAGGTGGCAAGGGGAGATATTAAGGGTTATTAGGGGAGTGCCGTTTTTTAACGTTTCTTGCCAGTCTGAAAAACATTCAGTTCCTTTGCACACGTAACAAGGACGAGTTGTTATGTCACAAAGTGGTTAGACTTTCTCTTTCGAGGGTTTAATATATCGAAGTCCCGTAGTAGCTCGTCCCTATTACGGGGCTTTTCATTTAAGCCTAAAATCGTCTGTTTGGGCTATCGGTCATGTGTACGTTCGACAAATAGAAGATGTAAAAAAATAACCGTCCGAAGGCTGCAGTGAAATTCTGCAGGGGATGCACGAAAGACGGACGCTGATGGAATAAGGATGCGTGTGCGTGGGTGCGGTCATGGATTGGCCGATTCCATAAAGCCTGAAACCCTTGTAATGAAACACCGTCTACAAGGGCGAGAGTGATAACCGATGTGATATACTGGTTTTGCACTTGTAGTATTCTCCCCTTGCCACGTGAGAATTTTATTCTTTACGTGGGTAAGGGGATGATACACTCAAGTTTCTTCCTTCGTTCAACCTGGTTTTACCTTATAAAAAGATTATGAAAGAAAATAAATATAGAAGTAATTGGATTAGAAATACGCGAAACGAGCTTTTGGCAAAGAGAACGTGGTACGAGAAATATTTATTATCGTGTTTTCCTAAAAAACTACGTGGTAAAGCCAAAATTCAACATCCGTTTATTGTAGATGGAAAAATTTATTTTGCAGATATATATTTTCCACATATAAAGGTAATAGTTGAAGTGGATGGAAATTCTCATTATATTAGAACCGATAAAGATGAGGAACGTGATAAGGACTTAAAAAATATTGGCATAGTGACATTACGTATAAACAACAGAGAAACTTTAAATATCAAGATACGGAATTTATTAATAGATACCATAGAGAATTATGTTCCTGTTTACAAAGAAAAACAAAAACAGCGTATGATGCGACTTATGTCACAAAGAAAGGAACTTAAAGAATTTTACGAAAACATAAAATGTAAAAGGCTGTAAAAATATAGAGTTTTTTGATAATATAAGCAGAGCGGATATGCAATATTATATTCCGCCCCACCCATCAACGAAGGTAGATTTTAGTAAATTCAAATCTTTAACTGTATTCATGGCAATTAATTGAAGAAGTCCAGCACGTTGTCGTCTTCTTCCTTCTGAGCGCAGATGTAGCCCTGCGTAATTTTGGTGTCGGAGTGTCCCATAAATCGCTGTATGATGGATATATCAACGTTGCGCAGGAAAAGGTTTGTTGCGAACGACCTGCGCCCGGTGTGGGAGCTGACGTATTCCCATTTCTCGCCCGTGGTGTTCTCGCCTGCCCTAAACAAGGCGATGCGCTGATTGATGCCGACCTTGCGGCATATCTGGCGCAGCGTACTGTTCAACGTGCTCATGGCGAGTGTCTTTGTACGCTCGTTAAGGTATTTCGGCAGCAGCTTGTGAACCGGCACAGAGACGATGCAGTTCGTCGTTTTCGTCGGCACGTACTTCAACCTGTCGCCTTGTATGTTCTCCGGGACGAGCCGCTCGGCGTCGGAATGGCGTGCGCCTGTCAACGCCTCAATCATGAACACGCGTTTTGCTGCGCGTTCCTTCTCGTTCTGCGGCTCGTACTTGTCGATGGCTTCTATTTCCTTCTCGTCGAGGTAGACGGCCTGTGATGGCTCTCTATGCGCCGAAAGGATGGAAACGTACCTTTCCGACTTGAACTTGACTTCGCCCTTGCTTGAGGTAAGGAACGCCTTGACTACTTGACATATCGTCCGTACTGACGACTGGCACATTTTCTTGTCAAGCTCGCGCCTGAAGTCCTCAAGAACAAAGTCCGTGATGTCAGTCCAACGTGGTATATGTCCCAGCATGTCGCGGAATATGTTTAGCACGTTCACACGGTTTGGATATTTGGTTATGAAAGCACCTACAAATGAACGCCGCCATGCGGTTGTTCCGTACCCGGACATGTAGCCCTGCTGGCAGGCGTAACGGTATTTCTTGCGAACTTCAAAGGGCAGTTCGGTAACGCCCATCTGATATTTTCTCGGTCTCATAATTCGTCGTTTTTATGTTTGCTTTTGATTTAATAGGGATGCGCTTGCCCAGTGTTCGCCTCCCACCATTCCGCACGGTTTTTCTGTAGTTTCTGAAGCTTGCGTGCGGCTCTCCTGCCCTGTTGGTGGGACAGGCGGGCCTCCGTGCGGCGGCAATACCTCATGTAAGCCCTGACGGCCAAGGTTTTCTCCCTTTGGCACTTCTCCCTTGCCTCCTTGCCCTTGCTTGAACGTAGGTTTGCGTCACACTCTTCTATGCGTTCGCGGTAGGCTTGTTCCTTGTCCCGTTCGGCTCTCTTTCGCGCGTCGTTGTCCTTTATGATGCCGTCGAGTATGGCCGCGCCGACGAAAAGCGGAATTAACAACAGCGTCCACCATCCGAAAAAGGCGACGACGATAAACAGGCAGAATATGAAAAACACTATAAATGGCATGGTGCAAAGGTATGAAAATAATTGAAAAAACGTGTTGTTTGCTGAAAATCAGCGCAAAATATTACTTTATGGGGATTATTTCCTCGGCGGCTGTCGCCAAGTCCTCGGTGAAGCCTCCGCAGTCGAGGTAGTAGTCGCCCATGATGCGTGCAATGCCAATCATTTGCTCGTCGGTAACGCGGTCTACGTTGTAGTCGCGTTCTCGTAGGTCTTCGCGGCTTACTGTGGTTATCTCGAACGCTTGCATTGCGTCTTTTACTTTATTGTATAGGCGGTTTTCCTCGTCCGTCCTGTTCGCCTTTGCGCCGAAGTAGGCCAAAAGCTCTTTTTTCAATGTATAGTCCATGATGGTTGATTTTAATTGTTATTTTTTGTTGATTAAATTCCGTACTTGTTTGCCGTCTTAGGCGGCGGCAATGGGAGGGTATGCACCACGGTGCGCAACGTGGCGCACTTCGGGCGTATGCGTACAAAGGGGCGGACGGTAAGGGCTTGCGGCGTGCACACGCTTGTCACGCGTAAGATTATTCTTTTTAAGCCTTTGTTTTTATCCGTGCGGCCAGTTGGCAGTTCGTGTTGTTTGGCGCGTTCCTGTGCAAAATCGTTGCGCGTCACGGCTTTTTCCGTATCTGTTTCCTGCACGGCCTTTTCGGCTCTTAACTTCATTAGTGAAACGCCGTTGTATGTAAAGTATTTCGGCCCTTGGTAGGCGTTGCTCGGCTTCCGCTTCTCGTCAGGCATGAAGGCACGGCAAAAGCCCGAAAGTGTGAACAGCTCGCCGCAGAACTCTACGTGCGTATCGTCGGCGACAGTCACCTCGATTTGTTCGGGTGTGAACGTCACTTGCTCGCCCGGCTTGATGCCGCACGCCGAAAATGTAAAGCGCGTGCCCTGTTTGCGTTTTGGCGTACTTTGTTCGTCGGGTGTTGTTTCTTCTGTCGGCTCGTTGGCTTCAAGCTCGGCGAGCAACGCCTCGTATATCGGCAAATTCTTGCCCTCAACGTATTTAATGCCGTTGCGCACAAAGTCCACCGTGATGTTGTTTTCGACTCCCTCTACGGTTGCGTAGGCTGCATTCGTAATATAATACCACACGCCGCCCGGCTTGACTTGGTAGAACATCCGCCCCTGTTTGTCGATCGCCGTGTGTCCGGCCTGTTTTTTCAACGCTATTTTCTGCGTCTTAACTTTGCCGTTGCTGTCGGCAAACATTGCTTTTTCCCTTATTATTGCGTCGCATCCGTTGCCGAACTTGAATCGTACTTTGCCGCTCGCCTTAACCTTGCAAATGCTTTCAAACTTGCATATAAGGCCGAAAACTGTGTAAGGCGTAACGGTGCAGGTAAAACCGCCCACGTGTAACGTTGTCGGTTCGTTGCGCTCCGTGATATTGACGTGCAGGGGTTCGCCCATGTCATTTTTCCCTTTTGCGAGGTTGTAGGCGGTGTACTGTCCGTCTTCTTCAACCGTAACACGCCCGGCGGCCACGAGGCCGTTTGCGTACTCCGTTAATGCTGCCAATATTTGCAAATTAAATTCTTTGTCGTTCATAGTCTACCCGTTTTGAAAGTTCGTGTATTATTTTTTCGGCTTCCGCATTTGCCTTTTTGACTTCCTCAATGCCTTTTTCCGCTATCAGATTGTGCAGCCGTGACATTTCTTGATTCAGCACGCCTATTTGACAGGCTTCTATTTCTCGCCCGTGGTATAACTTTTGTTCGGCCATGTCCTTGCAGGAGCTTTTGTAGCCAATCTTTTCGGCGGCAAGGATTATCACGCACCATGCGTCGCCGTTGCTTATTTGTTTATTCATAATGCCAGTTTTTTTATAAGGTTGTTCAATTCCTTGTTTTTCTCCTCTATCATTTCGCAAACCTCGTAATGCGAAACAAGTTCCGCCGTATTGTTGTTGAGGCGTATTTGCCGTGTCAACGCTTTTATTATAAGTTTGCGTTCTTTTTCTGTGATTTGCATTTCCATGATTTTTTTGTCTTTTAGTTGTAATTTACCGTGCTGTGTATCAGTTCGCCCGTTTCGGCGTTGTAGGCCGAAACCCTGAAACGCTTGTATTTCAGGCGTGCGCCGACAAGCATAGCCATAACATACATAACTATTTCCTGCCTGCTTCGGCAACACCATTCGGTCAGTAATATGTTTTTGCTCTTGTAACCTGCGTTCCTGCTAATAAAAGGCTCGCAATAAAATTTAACGTTCGTTTCCATAATCTGTAACTTTTAAAAGTTATTCGTTTGCAAAAGTTTTTCGAGGCGCAAAACCTCTTTGTAATAAGTCCGGGCAAACTTCCTGCCCCTTGCCGTGTGGCCGCTCGCATAAACCAGCCCGGCCATGTGAGCAGCCCCGACGGCGGCAACAAACAAGCTGCCAGCCGTGAAGGCCAACAGGCACGGCGCAAACAACGCGCACGCCGTGAAATGTAGTGTTATTCGTTTCATGCCCTTTGTTTTTGTTTGTTCGCCATCTTACGAAACTTTCCCATATAGTCCGGCTTTTTGTATGAAGATTGGGTTAATGTAACGTGTCTATTTCGCCGAAACATTTTATATTCTCCCCACCAATAAGCACCCATTTTTTTGCGCATATATTTAAGTAGGTTAATAATTTCGTCCGGGCATTCCCTTGAATACTCAAAGTATTCAGCGATGCCGCCTAATCCGTCATTGTTATATACAACTACTAATAAGCCCGTTTCCATTGTGTAAAGTTTTTTGTTTCTCGCATTATTGCGATTGTCCGCGCCTGTGCAAACCGCCCACGGTCAAAAACTCGTCCTTTGCGCGGAAATAAAAGCGGCGGCCGCCATGAAAAGCAACCGCCGCCCGGTGTGTATTGATTCAGTTTGGCATTTCCTTACAATCCAAAAGCCGCCCTTACCGCCGCTTCCTTCTTCTTGCTGAATATCCAGCCGGCGCCGCATTTCAGCCGTGCGTTGAACCGTCCGCCCAATTCTTTAAGCTTTCCGGCGTGCGCCCTCGTGTCACCTGTTATGGCGATGGCTTTTTCCGAATAGTCAACAAGTTGGAGCCCGTCGGCCTTCACCGCTGGTTGTTCGGGTGTCGCTTGCTTTTTCTCCTGCGGCGTGTAGTCCGTGCTTTCGCATATAGTCTGCGCGATGCTGTTTGCAGTCGTCCAACCATAACCGCCGAAAAGGTCGTAACGGCTCAACCCGAACGCCTTTTGTAATTTCGTCGCCAGTTCGTCGGTGACGTTCACGCGCTCATAATATCGATGTGCGTCTTTCTTGTCAAGTTCCGGTGCGACCTCAATCACCCGAGCGGCTGTCTCGGCTTGTTTCTCCTTTGATATTTCGCGCTCCGTCTTTACCGTGTTGGAGTGTTTGCCCATATACTTGACGGCGAAGTCTGTAAACTCTTCGGCCACGGTGTCCGCGCTGTCCGTCATGCCGTCGAACGTGTCGTGATATGTGGCGAACAAATCAAGGTCGGTCGCCTCGTTGAATTTTTCCCCGGTCGGCCCGTCCTGCCATGATACGCACCAGTCCGCACCCCATCCGTCAACCTTTTTAACGGAAAATTTGACGCCAGGGAACGCCGCGCGGCACATTGCCAAGATGTTTCCACGCCTTACGCTGTGGAGCTTGCGCCGTGCCGCCTTCGCCTCCTCGCTGCGCCATCCGTTCGCCTGTATGGCTTTTTCCTCGGCTTCGGCGTACTCTGCGACCTCTGTCATGTGCTTTGCCCACTTGCGGCACTTGCTTTCGTACCTGCTGCGCCTTGCGGCTGCGGCCTCGGCCTGCTCGCGCTGCTCTTTCTCTTCGCGTTCTCTTTTCTCTGCCTCGTACTTGTTTGCAATATCGGCGAACATTGCGCGCCAGTTGATGGGCGTATAAATGTAGCGCGCGTAGTCGTAGCCCTCGCAGTCTATGAGGTAGTAGCGGCCATCGGGCGCGACGACTGCGGCGGCGTGTGTCCAGTGCATTTGCTCCGCGTCCAGGTAGCCGCCGTCTTCCTCGCTCCATCCGCCGGGGCAATCCTCGCGAGCCGCCAGCGTGTCGGCGGTTTTCGGGTCGCCAAATTCCCCGGCGGGGACGTTGTACACCTTTTCGACAAAGACAAGCGTTTGGCGTTCGCTTTCCGCGTAGTCGATTTTATTGCTTATTTCTTCAAAAATTCCGTGCCCTCCGTCGCACTTTAGGCCGCTGCAAACTCCGTACATGAACGCCCCGGCCTTCGGCGTGGGTTGTCCTGCCTTTGCGTGCGCCTCGGCTTCCTGCACATGTGCAAAGTATTCGGATTTTGCGTACTTCTGCGCGTCCTCGGCGATTATGCGCCGCGCTTCCTTTTCGGCTTCTTCCACCACGTCCGCGCCGAAGTCGGCGACAAACGCCGGGCGTGACATTGGCGACATCGTGCCGCACCAGCCGCAAAACACCTCGCGCATCTCGTTTGCGCTGTTGTAGCTCGCGGTCTTGCCCTCGTTCCTAAATATGGTTACTAACTGGTTGGCGATTTGTGAAAAAGTGGCATTTGCTTTCATTGTCGTAATAGTTTTATTTGTTATTAATTTGTACCCGTGCCGGAACTCGCACCGGCTGCAAGGCTTCAAACCTTTACGGGCTGTTTGCATTACTTTATATACCCGTAATGCCTTAACGTATTATTCCAGCGGTTGCAAACCTTGTCCGCCGCCTCGTACTGGTTGACAGTGCCAAGCACCGCCCGGCAAAATCGTATTTCATTCATTGCGTACTTAAACAGCCTTTCGCCTTGTTCGTTCACTTGCTTTTTTGTCTTAAATCGTGCCATAATATTAAAGTATTTAGTTTATTAGTTCCCGGCCTCCCATCGAAGGGACACGGCTAAACCGCGCCGGGATGGTCTTAAAGTTCGTTGTAATACGCCGCCGTTATCTTGTTGTAACAGTGTCGCAGCGCGTCCCGGTGCTTTTCCTTGTCGCTGTCGTCGTCCAACCAGTCCCACGCCTCGGAGTCCGTCGTACTTACTCTAATATGTTTACCCTTGTAGTTGGCGTCGATTATGTAACGCCCGTAACCGCTCGCCCGTTCCATCGTGAACGAAACGCGCCTAAATGTACCGCTTTTCATGTCGTTTTGCTTTATTGGTTATTGTGCCCGTGCGCCGTTCCGCCCGGCGTGCATCGGTAAACTTCACGGGCTTTGTTTTACAATTCTTTAATTGACAAAATACGCGCATTTGGCGTTTTGAAGAAGCTTTGTAAAAACGCGTCGTAAGCCCGGAAACGGGCGTTAATAACGGCGTCTATGTCTTCACATATTACAACGCGCTCTAAAGTTTTAAGTCTGTAGGTCGTTTGTTTTTCTGCTTTAATCAAATACTTTTTCATAATTCATTTTTTTTAGTTTGTGCCATCCGTGGAACTCGCACCACGCGCGACGCTGAAGGCTTGCGCCCTCCGTCTGATGGCTTGCAAGCTGCACGCGTTACCGTGCAATTAAAGGCCCTGCCTGCTTGCTGTATTCGTTCGGTGTGGTGTTCGGCTACTTTATCGGTTGGCCCTTTCGCCTGCCAGTACCCACATACTGGGATTATACACGTTATCCGTTTCCGTGTCCGGCAAACACTGTCACCGCTTGCCGTTGTCTTCAGTCTGTCAAAGAATCGTTAACTCGTTCGCCTTGTTCACCTCAAAGGCTTTTGGGGGCTGTTTGTGTAGGTGTAAAGCCCGTACCAGTGCATTATGCTTGCACGTCGTTTTTATAGCTTTCGGCCTGAAGGCCGTTTGCCCGTTTCATTGTCTTTTTTCTTGGAAATTGCATTTAATCCGCTTTTTCTTTGTACAACTCGAATTAAATCGCTAACTTTGTGCCCGTTCATTCAAGAACTGCGAGCGCTTTGCGTTTGCGCCGCCCCTGACGGTTGCAGCCATCAGGGGCTTTTTATTGCCAATCTCCAGAAGAACACCGTAATAATAAGGGGCTTTTATTGTATTTCCTTTCCTTATTTCTTACAATACAAAGGTACGACTTTTTTTTGAATTATGCAAGGAAAAAACGCAATTATTTTATATCGTAATGTGTTAAAAATCAATGATTTAGGCGTTTCCGATTAACGTATAAATACAACCTCTTTTCATGCTTTCAATATACCAAATAACACACGCTAACGGCGTTTGCTTTATGCCTGGCGGCTTTGTGTTATTTCGTGGCTACTTGCAAAGGGCATCCGCTTTGCAGACCTTACAGGCTTTTATATTGGCTTTCGTATTCTTTGGCCTTCCAGGCGGTTTGCCTCCGGCTGCTTTGATGATTGCTATTTGCTTTGCCTTTGATTTCAAGAAAGAGGAAAGAGAGAAGAGAGGAAGGACGCGCGGAAAGTGTTTGTTTACACTGTTTGAGGTTGGCGGCGTGTTTTTGGGCGCGTGGAGGACGGAGGGGAAAGAATAAACTTATATGTATATTATGAAAAGCGCGTTATTTGTTGAATGTCAGTAAGTTATGAAAATAACGCTTTTTAGGGGGCATCCCCGGGGTGGAGGGGTGGCGGCGTCGGGGCAGTAGCCTCCGAGCGAAATTTTTAAAATTAAAATTAAAAATCAGAATTTTACATTTTTTGACACAAAAAAGATGGGTGTTTGAGGTAACGAGAACATTGCAAAAAGCGTGTGAAAAGAGGACTGGGAGAAGGAAGAATATACACCTTTTATTGTATAAATATACAGATATGACAAGATGTAAATAACTGAAAAACAATGTAATATGTAATATAGAGTAAATATTTATACAGAAAAGATGTATTAGATGAATAAATTTTGTATATTTGCGGAGAAAAACGTATAAATAGAGATATGAACGCACGTATGGGAATATGGTTAAGAAGCGGCCAAATCGATAAATCGTTGATTTTGGGTGTTTTTGAGAGGCTAAGAGACTGATTTTCAGCACTGTTGTATGGTGTAGGAAACATGAAAACGGCGTTATTTGTGTTAAAATAAGTAAAATATGGATAGATTTGAAATAAGAGGCGAAGTATATGAAGGAAAATTTATAAAAGCTCCAGAAGGAACTTTCTTTTGGTGCGACGATGTATTTGAACCTGTATTCCCGTCGTTTCTTTTTATTACTGATTGTTTTGATGTATTTCCATTTCTATACGATGTGAGGAATTTATTTTATGAAAAGGATGTGTGGTTGAGAAACGAAGTGAAGCAATCTGAAATAAGAACATATACAAAACATTGGATGGAGAAAAAGGAGATGATAGATGAAACTCCATACAGTGATTTGAGTAAGAACATAAAATATATAACAGCCTATTTTAAGGCACATAAGACACCAATTATTGAAGTATAATATAAGGGAGGTTTAAAATGACTGACGGGCAGGTAATAGACACGATATACGGTTTCCTGGTGATGCGGACGAACAGCGTGGAGTACGACTTGGACAAGTTCAAGGGTTCGTGGGGCTACAGGAACAGCGTTGAGTACCAGGACAAGAAGATTGAGTTCATCAGTACGGTGAGCAGGCTGGCGACGGACTGCCCGATACTGTACAACGACGGTGAGTATTACCTCTTTGACGGGCGGATATACGTGACGATAAGGGAGGAGCTGATATTCACGGCCTACGACCAGATGCTGCTGAAGTTCAAGATTGCGACGATGGTAGGCGACAGGCAGGTGTTCAAGAAATACTTTGCCGACATAGTGAGGTACAGGAACAAGCTGGAGCCGCGGCATGACGTGGTGGCTTTCGCCAACGGCGTGCTGACTTTGGAGGACGGCGTGCTGCACGGCTTTTCGCCGGAGTACCACGTGACGTACTACCACCCTTACGAGTACGACCCGAAGGCGCGGTGCGTGAAGTGGCAGAACTTCCTGCACGAGGTGCTGCCCGACAAGAACGCGCGGCTGACATTACAGATGTACCTTGGGCTTGGACTTATTGACAGAGGCCCGGCTTACAACCCCTGCGAGGGCAAGGACAGGGCGAAGGTGGAGCTGTGCCTTATACTTATAGGCAGCGGTGCGAACGGCAAGAGCGTGATATACAACACTGCGATGGGAATATTCGGCAGGGACAGGATTTCGGGCGTGGACTACGACGAGCTTACGGCGAGCGGCGACGAGGGCATGAGGGCGCGGAGGCTGTTGAGGGGCGCGCTGTTCAACTGGTCTTCGGACTCCGACAGCCGGACGTTCGGAAGGAAGCGCAGCGGCGTGTTCAAGCGGATTGTGTCGAGCGAGAGCGTGACTGACAGGAAGATTGGCGAGGACGTGAAGGAGAACGACCAGATGCCATACCTGATATTCAACCTGAACGAGCTGCCTTACCCCGACGACCAGTCGCTTGGCTTCATAAGGCGCTTGCAGTTCGTGAGCTTCGAGGTGACGATACCGAAGGCGCGGCAGAACAGGCAGTTGTCGCAGGAGCTTGTGAAGGAGTACCCGGGCATATTCAACTGGGTTGTGAGGGGGATGAGGGAGCTGAAAAGGCGCAAGTTCATCTTCCCACCGTCGGAAGGCTCGCGGAGGCAGATTTTGAAGTCGCAGCTGAACATCAACCCCGTACTGGCGTGGGTGAACGCCTACCAGATGAGGTGGGAGCCGCTGGCGTTGAACGAGGTGGCGGTGTTCATGCCTACGAACGTGATGCTGGAGTCGCTTGACAAGTTCTGCGAGGACAACAACGTGGACTGTGTGTCGAAGCAGAAGTTCGGGCAGACGATGGCGCGGATAGGCAACGGCTTCTTCAAGAAACGCTTTAAGGAAGGTTTCAGGTACCAGGTGTACGGATGCACGGAGGAGAAGCTCAAGCAACCGTTCATAATCGACAACGAGGACATGAAGGTGGAGTATGTCGAGGAGAAGGGGACGTATATAAGCGAGGAGGATTAGAAGCCCCCTCCTGACCTCCCCGAGGGGAGGAGAATGGGAGGACTGGGAGGACTGGGAGAACTGGGAGCACTGGGGCTGATAGGCCGGATAGGGCTAATATCGCATGACCCCATAACTTGACAACCGTAAAACCGAAGAAGATATGGCAAACAATACGGCGGCGGACATGAAGAGGATAATGGACGCGGCGAGGAAAAGGATAAACGCGATGTCGTCCATGAGGGCCGGAGGCGCAGGGCATGCCTTGATAGAAAACATATTGAGGCTTGTTGACGGCTTCCAGTCGATAACGGGCAACGCGATGACGGGTATCGCCGTGGGCGTTTACCTTGACGGCAGGCTGCGGCTGGTGGTGACGTCGAAGGACATTTTCGGCGAGGACGCCATTATGCGGCAGCTGCGCAAGGGCGAGAAATACCCGTTGAGGCAGACGTGGGACGGCGGCGAGCTTGGGAAAGGCGGATATGCCGGAGAGACGGAGACGAGCGGCAGGTTTGCATCGCAGGAGGCGTTGAAGTTCCTGCGCGGCCACAAGCCGAGGCAGTCGAAGGGCTGGGCGTATATCGTGGTGTCGGCGGCGGACTACTCGAAGTATATCGAGACGACGAAGAAAGGCAACTTGCTGACGGCCACGAGGGACTTGCTGGCGGCGAGCGGAGCGCAGGTAAGCGATGTGAAGAGCGGAAAGTGAGGAAGGCTGCATGGAGAGCTAAGAGCACTGGGAGCACTATGAGAACTGGGAGGATAGGCCGGATAGGGCTGATAGGACTAATAAATAACAGGTAAGATGATGTTCAGGAAAGGATTGTCGGAGAGATTGAAGGGCGAGGCGGTGAAGCTGGGGCTTTGCGAGCAGTGGCAGGGCGAGTGGCCCGACGGCGCGAGCAAGGACGAGATGGCGGAGAAATTCGTCAGGGGGCAGGACTTCTGCATAGAGCACGACTGGCCGAGCGTAAAGGTGATAAAGAGGGATTTCGGCGACGTGATGCACAGGCACGGAGTGTATGCCGACGAGGAGTTTGACCTGAAGGACGAGCCGACGGTGATACTTGTCGGGGAATGCGAGGGGCGCTTGGCGGTAGGCGGACGGCATGTGTCTACGGTGTATGTGAGGCACAGGTCGAGGCTGCGCGTAAAGGCCGAGGGCGAGGCGAGGGTGTTCGTGAGCGTGTATGACGAGGGTGTTGTGGAAGCCGAGGCCGAAGGGCATGCCAAGGTGTTTGTTTACAGGCACGGAGGGAGTGTGGAAAAGGTTGAGGGGGATGTGAAGGTGAGGGAATAGGAAGCCCCCACCCGGCCTCCCCGAGGGGAGGGGAAAGGGTGAATAGGACAAATGGGGCTGATAGGACTGATAGGACTGATAAAATAATAAAACTTATAAGATAAAGAAGATGGATTTCGGAAAGAGTTACAGGATTGGCAACTTCGAGGTTGTGAAGCTGTCGAGGAGCTTGAAAAAGAGCGAGTTGAAAATGTTGAGGGACGAGGCCAAAGTGCCGGAGGAACTGCGCAAGCACCTGACGCGCGGAAGCCTGCCTTATGTAAAAGTGAGGGCGATTTCGGGTATTTGGGCGATTGAGTGGAGCGCGGGGACGGCGATGTTCAACCTTTTTGACGGGTGTCTTGGGAGTGCTGGGAGTGACGAGACTGATGTTCTGGAGGGACTGAAGGGCTTGGTGTCAAGGATGTACTCGCTGTGCTCGATTGTGGGCGACAGGCAGATGAACGCGGACTTGACGAAGGCGCTGTCGGACTTTCTTGGAAGGAGGGATGATGGGAGTTCTGAGAGAACTGAGAGAGCTGGGAATGATGGTGAGTAAATAAAAGGTTATGCAACTATGACAAATATGGGAAAAGGGATTGACAGGATAGTGGACATAGTGGAAGACCACGCTATTATGTGCGGTTTTCTTGAGGAGCTTAGCTGTTACATTAAAAGCAAGGAAAACGGAGGTGAGCCGCCACGGCCTTTCATGCCGCACATGAATGATATAAAGTTGATGGACACATTGTCTACGGTGGCGGAGAAAGTTGTGAAGTAGTTTTATTGTGGAATAAGACAAAAGGCGGTAATCTTTTTGTGATATTCATGTTTTTGTCTATATTTGTGCATTAATTGCATAAATATAGACAAAAATGGAAGTGTTTTTTAGCATTGTCGGTATAATATGGGGCATATTGTGCATCATATTATTTTTCAAGGTTTGGGGAATGTGCAACAACGTAAATGAGATTAAAAACATTCTTCAGGGAAATTTCGTCAGAAAAGACGAAAATGAGGTCAAAGACTTGAATGACGTTTATTCCAAGTCAGATGACGAGAAGCCTAATGGACTTGCCATTTATGTGCCGGAGAACATGACGGTTGAAATTTTAGGCAAGGAAGGTGGGAATGTATATAAATGCAGGTCTATAAAGGACGGGCAGATATATTATTTTAAGAAAGACGTGCTAAATTTTGTATAAAATCAATTAATCCACTTGACGACGGTGTCGCCGCGGTAGCCTTTGCGCCATACGAACCAGGCGTAGGCTTGTGCGGAGCCGCCGGAGCGTCGCATTGAGTTGAAGTCGGCGTCCTTGGCGCATAGGATACGTGAGGATGACACGTATACGGTATGCGGAGGATTGGCGAGGAAAAGGCGTTTGCGCGCCTTGCCTTCGAGGAATAGCAGGCGGAGGAACATTGCGACCTTGTGGCCTGTGGGGATTATTTGCAGGGATTTTTCCACAAATTGCAGGGCATATTTATAAGGTGGGTTGGTGATGATGTCGCCAGCCCACTCTTTGTTTTCGGGCGAGAGGAAGTCGAAGACCTCGTTGCCGCAGCGATTGATGAGGTCGGATGAGCGGACGGAATATCCGGCTTGTTCGAAGACGCGCGAAAGGTGCTTTTGACCACAGACGCATTCCCAGATGTTCTTGTCGAAGTGTTCGACTTGCAGGAGGAGACGTGCGGCTACGGGGTCGGTGGCGTAGAAGTCGTCGGGCTGACGGGTGTCGGAAGAGTGGTTGGTGGCACCGAGGGGCTTGAAGACGGCCCCCTCCCGGCCTCCCCGAGGGGAGGGGCTTGACTGGGAGTACTGGGAGAGCTGGGAGGACTGGGGCGGAAGGTTATTTATTTTTTGATTTTTCATTGTTAATTGTTGGTTTTTTCATTTTTCATTTTCTTTTGGTAAGCCTTGAAGTAGCGGCAGTCGGGGCAACGGGAGTGGAGGCAGTTGCGGCAGGATGTGGGGTAATTGACGGGGAGGTAGTAGTGGACGGTGTTGTCGTCGGTCTTCACCTCGTCCTGCTTCATGCGCGAGACGTCGATGATTTGCTGGTTGACCTTGAGCCAGTCGGGTGAGTCGGGCGGCAGGGCCTCACGGCGTGCCATGAGGGTGACGAGCATGTCCTCCTTTGAGGTGGCGCGTTTGAGGAGGTTGTCGCGCTCGGCTGATATGGCTTCGCGGATTTTGTCTTCCTGCTGGCGCGAGTATGCGTGTGTGAGGTCGTCGATGCGCTTCTTGACGCCTTCAAGGTTGCGGAGGCGTGTGATTTCGTCGGCGAGGGCTTTCTTTGTCCACGTGGCGTAGCCTGTGCGGATGGTAAGGGCGTATGCGTCGTGTGAGTCCCAGCCTGCGGCGAGGAGGTCGGCAAAGGCCAGCTCGTCGGGCTTTAGGGAGTATTGGCGCGCGAGGCGCGCGGTGTCTTTGGTTAATTCATAATTCATAGCTTGTAGTTTTAGAATTTTTGGGGAGGACTGGGAGGACTGGGAGGGCTGGGAGTGATGGGGCAAATAAGGCTAATGGGAGAGCTGGGAGTACTGGGAGAGCTGGGAGAACTGGGATGGATGGGAGGATAATTCATTTTTACCTTTTTACTTTTTTACCTTTTTACCTTTATTAGTGTGTTTTGTTCCAGTTGTCCCAGTTATTTTCGCCGGGGCGGTTGCCGTTTTGGTCGGTGGTGCGTGTGCGGCGGTTGCCGGTATTGATGTCTGTGCCCTGTTGTGCGTTGATGCGTGCCTGTGCGCGTTGTTTCTCGATGTCGAGCTTGAGCTGCTCGCGCTTGAGGTTGATTTGGTCTTGGGCGTCGAGCTTTCGCTTGCGTAGGTCTTCGCGCATGATGCGGTCTATTTCGTCGTTCTTGGCGTATTTCGGTATGCGTTCGGAAGCGGTCTGCTTGGAGAGGAAGCCGCTTTGTACGGCGGATGCGAGGTTGGTGACAAGCTCGGTGTCGTTCTGGTGGACGTAAGGCTCAATCCACGTGTTTGTTTTGAGAGCGAGGAGCGACGCCTGTTTGTCGATTTGCCATCCGTAGGCGAACTTGACGATTTTGACGAGCTGGTGGAGGAACTTGGAGAGCTTGTTGCTGTCGTGTATGGCCTGCTCGATTGCAGGGCTGTAGAGCAACTTGATGGCAACGCCGGGGAGGTCGCCGGACTTCAGTTCGGGCGGCTTGACGGCAAAGCTCTGCTCGTAGATAAGGTCGTAGAGCTTGGTGAGCATGGTGTTGTAAGAGGCGGAGACGTCTCCGGGCCGTATGTAGCCTGCCTCCCCTTCGGGGTCGGGAATGGCCATGGACTTGACTGCTCCGTTGAGGTCGCCTTCGAGCTTGACGCCCTTGCCCTTGACATAGAATGTAGGAAAGGCGTTGGCCTTGTTGTTCTCGCCGAAGTACGAGAACGCCTCCTCAAATGCCTCGATGGTGTCCTGCGAGGCGGCCCAGCACGCGCCCTCGCGCTCGCGGTAGTAGGCGACGGGGACGAAGTTGAAGCCGTGGCGCTCCTTGGAGACGATGGTGAAACCGGCGAGTCCGAAGACCTCCTTTATGCGCTGTATGAGCGGCGACGAGGATATGCCGCGCTTGGCGCGGTAGAGATAAGTGTCGTCCCACACTTCCACCCACTCTGTTACGACGTTGCCCTCCTCGTCGAAGTCGCGGTATTTGCGAGCGAAGAGTTCGAGGCGGCCCGGCTCGGAGCCGTAATGAGGATAAAGAGTGTCGCCTTCGAGATAAGAGAGTGTGCGTGCGCGGGCCTTGCCGTCGGCATCGAAATAGCCTACGACGGCGGCGTCGCCCACGGTCTTGATGGCGTCGGCGGCCTCGTAGAAGACGGTTTCCATGTCCATGTCGAGCCATCCTTGGCGGAGGTCGAGCAGGAGTCCGTTGTTGCGCAGCTCTGCGGCCTCGTCGCCGGACTTGCCGGAAAGCTCGAACTGGATGTCGTTTCCGACGATGTGGACGACCTGCTTTGTCTTTATGACGCGCTGGAAAGCGAATGCGTAGCGCGTGACTGGCTGTATGTACCACTGCTTTGTCTCTGGGTCTTGCTTGTAGACGTCGGGAAAAAGCACGGGGTCGTTGATTTTATGCCCCGTGGGATAATACTGGCGCAGGAAGTCGGCCTGCGTGACGATGAGCATCTGCACGCGGTCGTTAGGCTCGGGCACGGACTGTCCGGCGAAGACTGTAGCGTGGTTGAGGTAGCCCTTGGGGAGCACGTAGTAGAACGGCTCGCGTACAAGGATGTTTCTGAAGTCAAGGTTTTGGTTGTTCATAATTTTTGAATTTTAAGTTTTTTGGGGAGGACTGGGAGCACTGGGAAGCCCCCACCCGGCCTCCCCGAGGGGAGGGGCTGGGAGAGCTGGGGCTAATATGGGCGGTAGCGAGGGGGACGGAAAGGCGGCTGTCCGGGCTGGATGAGACCTTGCGGAACGGAACGCGAGCCGGTGACGAGCCAAAAGTTTTCCGGCTGTTTGTAGGGCTTTTCCAGCTCGAAGTATTCGCGGAAAAGGAGTGCTTCCCAGAAGTCGGGCGAGTGTCCGACTATCTTTATGGCGTTTTTCTTGGGCATGAGTCGGAATCCCCGGTCGGTGTCCTCGCTGTCGCGGCGGAGGGACTTACGCTCCTTTTGCAGGATTTGTCGGAGAGGGACGGACTTGTATCCGTTGCCGGAGACCTTGAGGTTGAGCAGCGACTTCTCGAACGACATGGCCTTGTCCCTTATCGTTTCCTTGAAGAGCCACGCGCACTGCGACTTCAAGTCCTTGTACATGTATTTTATGCCCTTTTGCTCATTGGCGTCGTTGGCTACGGGTGCGGCCTGATTGACGAAGGGTAACGCATCGGGGAAGAAGCCCTTGATGTATTGGCCGATGCCCTGCTTGTCGTAGCAGAAATTGGTTTCGTGTACGCCCCATTCCTTCAGCTTTGCCTTTATGCAGGACACGGCCGTGGCGCTATCGACGCGGCAGCAGAAGAAGTCCTGTACATGCCATCCGACCCACAGCCACATGACGAGGTTGTCTCCACCTTCGAGTGCGATGTCAGCCGTGCAGCGTCGTATGCCGTCGCCGAGCTGGTAAGAGTTGTCGAATATGGCGTCGAGGTCTTGTGCGGATACGAGGTCGTCGCCGCCTGTGATGAAGTTCCAGTTGGCGAGCAGGTCGCGCATTACCTGCTCCTCGTCCTGCTGTCCGAGGCGTGCGAGATAGGCAGGGTCGGAAAGGAGGAGCTTCTTGTTGTCGGAGAGGTCGGCGCGTACGAATGTGACGGACTGTATGAAGGTATGCTCCGGGTCGAGGCCCATGTCGTCGTATTCGGGCTTCCAGAGGCGCATGATTTTTTCCTGGCACATTTCAAATACCTCATGGCGCGTGTCGCCCCATACGACGTTGTTTACATCGTCGCCGTCCATGTAGCAGTAACGGATTACGCCGTCACGAGCAGGGTCGATGTAACCGTCGGCATCAATCCACCAGTCGATGAAAAGGCGCACCCACGAACGCGGGTCAGGGTTGCACGTGCCCCATATACGGTTGCGCAGCCCGTGTGCGTTACGGTTGCATGTGGAGAGGTACTTGAACTTCTCGTAAGGGCACTGCGTGATTTCGTCGATGCCTATGAAGTTGTACTGCCTGCCTTGGAAACGCTCCTTGAAGTCGAGGTAGCTGCCGTCGTAGTATGAGAATTTGAGCTTTCCGCCGTTGCGGAAATGCCATGTGGTGTCGTCCTTGGAGCTGTGGTATTCGCCGTATTGGGAATAAACACGGTAAGAGTCGTTGACAAGCCCGGCGAGGTCGCCAGTTTCCTTGCGGAGGAGTAGGGCGTTGAAGTTGGCCTTCTGCGCGTCCTTCAGCCCTTCGAGGAGAAGGGAAAAGGAGTTATGGGTGACGGTGAAGTCGTCAGTAAGGTAAAGGGCGGAGGGGTCGCTGACGGCGATACACCTACACTTGTCGTAGCCGTCGAACTCACAGCTGACGATACGCTTTGTAGGCTGTGACACTCCGCCGTTATAGTCCCTACACCTGTCTTTTTTCCTTTTCAGCCGGAAGAGCCTGTATGAGTCCTTGATTTTTATATAGAGTGAATATACATCAGAACAAGGTATGTAACAACCGTCAATGTCGCGATAACCGGCCTTTTTGACTGTTACCGTGACATACGCGCCAAGCGAGCGCAGGATGAACGCCACGCCGTCTGCAAGACGTTTGCTGACGGTGGAGAACGAGCAATGCCCACGTGCGTCGGCCATGCCGTCGGTGTCCATAAGTCCCTGAATGAAATCCCATCTCACTTCGAGAGGGGCGTAAAGGTAATATTCGGGGACGAACTTATTGTGCGAGTTGCACCCGTAAAGGCCGAGGTTGTGCAAGTCGGCCCTTAGCGTGCCGTCCTTGATACGGTAGTCGGACGCCCTGCCGCCCTGTTTGCGCGCAAAGTTGGACATATCGAAGCCGTATTCCCGGAAATAACCGGCGATTTCATCATCGGCTGTGCATAGCAAAGCGTCATAGCTGCCGTTTTTAACAGTGTCGGTAATACACCCGTCCCCTAACAGGCATCCCATAACATAGGCCGGAGTCCGAGGCTTGGCTTTGCCGTTGAAACTGCGTGTAAACCTTACAGGTTGGCACAAGGGTACGAGCAGGTTGCACTTGTTAGCCCCTGTGGACAGCTCCCCGTCAGACTGCCTTTCGAGCAGCTGCCTAATCATGTCGGTAGTCCAAAGCCGCCAGTCAGCTTCCTGCCCGAGATTGTAGCGCAGACGTTTTCTCGTCCTTACATTGGTAGCCTTGATTTTCCATAGGTGGTCGGCGGTACATCTGACGCTTGTGCCGTCAGAGAACATGATGCGGTAGACCTTGACGTTGCCAAGTTCGGTGATACAGATAACACGCTGCATACCGCCGTTGAGGTCGGTTATTATGTCACCGACCTTGAGGTCGCCCATACGTCGTAAGCCGAAAGGCGTAACAACGGGCGAAGAGTAAGGCTCTCCCTTACTTCCGCCCCTCGAGCCGCCGCAGATGAGGATGTCCACATCCTGCGCGAGCATACGTTCCTGCGCCCCTTTTTGAGCGAGGATGAAGCGGTCGCTCCTGCTTTCGCGCAGCGAGGCGACGTATTCTTGCGTGTAGACGGGCTGTCCGTCGGGCAGATGCAATCCTGAAAACTTCTCCATATTTTTTGACGGGCGGATAGGGCTGATAGGGCGAATGGGCTGTAAGCCCGATAAGCCTAACAAGCCAGATAGGCCCGATGTATATTTTATTCTTTGGCAAACTGCATAAATATACAGAATTTTATGCAAAAATACGGAATTTTCTTTGTAGTTTGTATAAATAATGTATATATTTGCAGAAAATAATGTATATTTATGCAATTTTTGAAGCCGAGCGAGGCGGAAAGTGACAGCACAAGCCCGACATCAAGCTTTGGGAGGACCGGGGCTGACAGGACTAATGAGAGAACTGTGAGGACTGGGAGAACTGGGAGTGCTGGGAGATAGAAGGTAAGAAGATATTTCAGGATAACAATTTATGGAAAAAGAAGAACTTAGAACCAAGATTGACGAAGCGCTGGGAAGTACCCAGCTGCAGTTGAGCGAACAGACATGGGACAAGTACCTGACACGCACGGTGGCCGGAATAAAGGACGACGCGGAAGTAACGGACGAGTTCATAACCGGCGAAGTGGAATGGCTGAAGACGCTCAACGGACAACTCCACGCGGATGTGGCGAAAGAGAACAACGCCTATAAGGCTGCGCTTGAAGCGAAGTATAAGGCCAATGGGGGCACTGGGAGCACTGGGAGTGCTGGGAAGGCCGCTGGTGCGGCCGGAGGCGAGAACGAGGCTTTGGCGCAGATGAGGAAGGAACTCGACGAGCTGAAGGCGGAACGCGCGGCGGCGAAGGACGCTGCCACGAAGAAGGAGCTGCTGGACAGCGTGGAGAAGGGCCTTAAGGACAAGCTGAAGGCCGCAGGCATAGAAGCCAACGGCTACTTCATCAAGCAGGTGAAGAAGGAGCTTGAGATACCAAAGAGCGACGGCGATACCAGCCCCGACGTCGACGAACTGGTAGGCAAGGCCGAGAAGGCGTACTTCAAGAGCCTGAAAGAAGCGGGCCTTGAAGCCACCGCCAGTCCGCAAGGCGGCCGGAAGAACGGCAAGGGCGGAAGCAGCGCGGTGGACGCATACTTCAAGAAGAAAGGGCTGAAAGAGGGCTGGAAGAAGTAAAGCTTTTGAGCACTGGGAAGCCCCCACCTGGCCTCCCCGAGGGGAGGAGCTGGCTGGGAGGACTGGGAGGACTGAGAGTGCTGGGGCTGATATTATTGGCTGGATAGGACGGATAAGACTTATAGGGCCAATAACATGGCTGGTGATTGTGAATAATTAATTATGAATTGAAATTATGAGTGGGACAGGAAACAGTTACGACAAGAAGAGCTGGTCGTGGGGCCACGCGAGGAAGGTGTGGCGCGAGATACGCCACGTGTACCCGGGCGGCGGCATGATACAGAACGTGAGCAACTTCACGTCGGCAGGAAAGATACCGGCAGGAAGCCCGGTGAAATTCGACCCGAAGACGAAGCAGATAACGGTGATACTCGACAGCGCGATAAAGGCCGCTGTGGAAGTTCCCGAGACGAAGACCGAGGCGGAGGCCGTAGCCGAGCTGGGCATCAACGGCTTCTTGCAGGAGGACGTGAGGATAACCGACGGCAACACGAAAGGCAGCGGCACGGTGGTATATGCCGGTGAGCTGTACGAGTATATGTTCGACGCGGAGGTGGTGAAGAAGCTGAAGCTGCTGACAACAGTGCCGCAGATAGTGTGGGTGCAGTAGGGAAAGCCCCCACCCGGCCTCACCATAGTAGAGAGGACTGGGAGAGCTGGGAGCACTGGGAGAATCGGGAGGACTAATGAGGCTGATAGGGCCGATGGGAGAACTGAGAGAACTGGGAGGACTGGGGCTGATGGCTGAATAGGACAAATAGGGCCGATAAGGCTAATACCCGGTCGCGGTTATGAAACAAAGTTCGGCGAAAGCCAATTATGAATTGATTAAGGGATAACAGATGAATACATTACCATTGAGCTTATACAGCCTGCTGGAGCTGGGTATGGGCGGCGATACGTGGCAGGAGTTTGTTGACAGGTACGAGGAGAAATACGACCAAGTGCAGGTAGACGGCTTCACGTTCGCCCCGACGCAGATAAACTATACGTTCCAGCAGCTGATAGCGAGTACGGGAGCGACGACGCTTCCTGCATACGTTGACCCGGAAAGCCCGGGCTACGAGGCTGCGCTGAGGACACTGACGGGAACGTCGGACAACATCCCGACGCAGAAGAAGTTTTACAGGCTGAACCGCGTGACTGTATTGGAGAAGATGCAGTTGGTGCAGAAGTTCGGCCAGGCGGCGCTGACGCCGGAGATGCAGGACGTGTTCCTCGGCCTGCTTGACGAAGGAACGGATGGCCTTATACTGGCGTTCTACAACTCGCTGACGAACCAGAGAATGCGGATTGTGTCAACGGGCAAGTTCACTATCGACACGACGAACAACCCGAGGGGCTTGCAGGGCATAACGATAGAGTTCGGCATACCGAGCAACCACTTCGACTCTATTAGCGGCAACAGCCGCTGGTGGACGAACACGGAGCACACGACGGCGAACGAGGGCAGCACGGCTGACCCGATAAAGTACATGAAGGACAGGATAAAGGCCATCCGCAGGACGTACCACTACTACGGGCCGTTGCAGATAGAGATGAGCCAAGACCTGCTGGACGACCTGCTGACACACTCGAAGGTGCTCAGCCGCATAGGGCACGCAATGTACCCGAACGTGACGGACGACAGCACCGTGATAGCGAACGCGCAGAACTACAGCGACGAGGCCCTGTCACAGTACCTGTCGAGACTTGTGGGCGCGACGATAATAGGCCGTGACAGCTACGCATACGTAGACAAGCCCGGAACGAACGACGACAGCGAGTCTGACATCGTGACAACGCAGATAGCGAACTTCGAGCCGACGAACATAGCGTTCGTGCCGCAGGGCGGACTTGGCACGATAATGGGCGTAGAGCCGCTGACGCTTGGCTACGACGCGGACAAGGTGGCAAGCTATGCCGGCGGCAGGCTGAAGCTGACGCAGAGGGCGATACCCGAGACGCACTCGATATACATAGAGAGCGAGGCCGCGCAGATATGCGTGCCTGACAAGCCGCAGGCGATGTTCATTAGCACGGTGACGGTGTAGAAGAAGCCCCCACCCGGCCTCACCATAGTAGAGAGGACTGGGAGAGCTGGGAGTACTGGGAGGACTGGGAGAGCCGGGGCTGACGGCTGAATAGGACAAATAGGACTGATAAGGTTATGAGCGACAACACATACAAATTGGCGGACTGGCTGGCGGACATGGTGAATTTTCCCGTGTCGGCAGGGCTTGTCCGCTCGATTTTGGCCGAGCGTGACGTGGCGGAGGACATGGCCTACGCCGACGTGAACGAGCAGGTAAGGGACTTGTGCAAGGCCGACATGTACTCGCGCATAGCCTTGACCTCACCTAACAGACTTGGAGCCACATCGGACAGCGACAACGGCTGGGAACACTCCGACGGAGGCTACACGCTGACGAAGGACGACAAGGACGGCCTGCTGGCGGCGGCTAACGAGATATACGAAAAGTATGACGAGCCGACAAAAGGCAGGAAGCTGACGATAAGGATAACGCAGCACGGGATAGCAAGGAGGAGCCGGGAACTCTGAGAGAACTGAGAGAGCTGGGAGTGCTGGGAGGACTGAAGATGCTGAAGGAGACCATAGACAACCCGAGGTGGCCGCATATAATAAAGGTGGAGCGGAAGGTGTACAGCGACGACCCGTTCGAGGACGGAGTGGAGACGGAAGTGCTTTACGAAGGCGAGGGACGTAGCTATACGGACACGACGACCACAGGAGGCGGCACGGAAGAGGAGCGCGTTGACGTGAACAAGCGGAAGGCGTCGATACCCGTGCGGTTTGACGGGTGGAAGAAGCCGATACTTGCAGGTGACACGATAACGGCGACGATGGGCGACGTGGTTGAGCAAGGCACGGTGAGGGACTTCGAGCCTGACAACAACCGGAGCGTGGTGTACTGGGAAGTGGTAAGGAATTAAAAGCCCCCTCCTGACCTCCCCGAGGGGAGGAGAATGGGAGGACTGGGAGAACTGGGGCTGATAGGGCAAATAGGCCGGATAGGCTGAAGGAAACCGATTATTGGGATGGTGAACATAGGAGACATACTGGAGGTGATGTATGAGACGGCGCGGACTGTGAGCAAGCGAGTGGAGCTTCAGGAAAGGCCGTCGTCAATGGACACATCGTCGGCGGACTTCATAGTCGTTGAGCTGCCCTCGGCAATATCCGACATGGAGGAGGCGCAGGACGGCGAGTATGGCTACTATGTGACTACCGGGCAGTTTACGGTTTTCGTGAAGGACAAGAAGTCGGCGAAGAACCCTAACGCGATATCGGTGAAGACACTCTCACGGATAGTGTCAGAGCTGATGGGCAAGTTCCCGGTGAAGGACACGGCGCGTAGCGTGAAGCTGCGCAGACCGAGGGTGCTGATACCCGGACAAACAGATGAACGAGGCTACCATTACTCGGTGATACAGTGTGAGATAACGACGCTGGTTTGAGGACTGGGAGAGCTGGGAGGACTGGGAAGACTGGGACAAATAAGGCTAATGGGAGAACCGGGAGGACTGGGGCTGACAGTTGTGAATAATGAATAATGAATTAAACCATAGGAGGTAAAGATATGGCAATGAAGACAAAACAAGAGTTGAAGGATGTGTTCAACGGCGTGTCGAGCCTGTTGTTCCAGGCTGCGGCAGTGGACTTGGACGGCAGCGGTTCGATAGCGTTGCAGCCGGACTACGACCTGCCTGTAAAGGTGGACACGTTGCAGATAACGCAGGACGACCCGACAGTGAACCACTACAAAGTGATAGGCCTGGACGGCGACTGGACGTCGAGCGCGACCTTGGGCGACATGACGGTGCAGTTTACCGTGCCGACAAAGGCCAACGACGTGCTGAAGCTGGCCTACGGCGAGGACGCGGTGAAAGAGAGCGTACAGGCGACGCTGGACGGTTTCAACTATTCAGGAACAGCGTTGACAATCATGAAGAAGAAAGTGACGGGCACGTTCATCCTCGTGAACGAGGAGAAAGACCAGATAATGGTTATGAGCGGCGTTGCGCTGTGGGCGAAGCCCCTGTACGAGAACCCGGGCACGGAGCCGTTCGCGATACAGTTCACCGGCACGATGGAAACTGACGGCAACCCGAACTTCGCCTTCCTAAAAAAGGGGGAAGCCGTAGGGGGATAGGCATCCTTACGGAAAACTTAGGCAACCTACTTGGAGAACACGGCGAGAAGATAGTACAGGAAATCCCGACATAGCTTTTGAAGGAAGGGGCGGCGGCACGGAAAGAAGGCCGTTGCCCCTTTTTTGAGGGAGGAAGGCAGCTGGGAGGACTGGGAGAGCTGAGAGAACTGGGAGAACCGGGTTGATAGGATAACAAAACAGAGAAGGGATGGAGAAGGATATTGAGCAGCCGGGGATAGACTTGCAGAAGCGGCTTGACGAGATATTGGAGGCGAAGCCGGAGAGGGTGAAGGCAGGCAAGCGGACGTACACGGTGACTTGGCTGAAGAACGGGACGATAAGGAAGTTCTCGCACATAATGGTGACGGAGGACGACGGGATGAAGCGTAACGTGAAGCTGGCTGCGGCGGTGCTGCTTAACAACCGCTGGAAGCTGGCGTTGCACTGGGCATACTGGCGTTGGCTGTACTATGTGAGGGACATAGGCCAGGAAGAGGTCTTGGCGGTATTGGCTGCTGCAAAAAAAAAACTTCCGCAGGAGCCGTACTTGCTGGCTACCATATTAGCGACCGGAATGACGGACTTGATGATGACGATGAGGAGAAGCGAAGCGTCGTCTACCCAAGCAGGACAAGCTGGGGGTCGGCGTACTCGTTAGCGGAAAAACACGGTTTCCTGTTCGAGCGGCGGCTGGGCGCGAGGGCCTACGACTATTGGTGGGGCTACACTGCGGCGCAGATAGAGCTGATGGTGACGGACGTACCGATAGTGAGGTACAAGGGCGACGGTGCGAAGAAGCACGGCAGGAAGGAGATGGACGCGCTGGCGGACGCTTGGGCTGCAAGGCGCAAGGGAAAGACGCTGAAGGGCGAGAAGGTAAGCTTGAGCGAGTGGCTGAAGGAATAAGGCTGACTGGGAGAGCTGGGAAGCCCCCACCCGGCCTCCCCGAGGGGAGGGGCTTGACTGGGAGGACTGGGAGTGCTGGGAGGACTGGGAGTGATAGGGCTAATAGGGCTGATAGGGCTGATGACATTATATAAAGTAAAACTTTAACAATAAGGGATAACAAGATGGCTGGAAATGATTTGGGGAAGTTGTGGTTCGAGATGGGCGTGAGGGACAAAGTTACGGGCGCGATGGCGGCTGCGATAAAGGAGGCGCAGCGTTTGGGCAAGGCCATCGACGACATAGCGGACAAGAACGCGAACAACCTTACGCGTGCGCTGTACAGGATAGCGGAGACGGCGCAGAGGACGATGGGTGCGATAAGGCAGGGCAACGCCTTGGGCCTTGACACGTCGAAACTAAGGGAGGGCCTGCGGCAGATGCTTGCGGTAAGGCGGCAGCTGCTGAACCTACAGAAGGACGGCTCGTTGGCGATGAGCACGAAGCCGCTGAACAAGCTTTTAGGCGCAGAGTTCGAGCACATGATGGTGACGATGCGCGGAGCGACGATAGCACAGGAGAACCTGAACAAGGCGCAGGCGCGGAGCAATACGCGAGCAGCTGCGCAGGCAGAGAGGGAGCACGCGCAGGCGACGCAGGCGCGGATAAGGGCGCAGGAGCAGCTGTTGCGTACATACGACAGGGTGACGGCGGCGATGCAGCGTCAGGGTCAGGCGGCGAGCCAGCTCAGGAGCATAATGAGCGACTATTTCAGCGTGTACGCGGGTATGAACCTTGTGAGGGAGCTGATAACGGTAGGCGGCGAGTTCGAGGTACAGAAGGTGGCTTTGCAGACGATATTAGGCGACATGCGCGAGGGCGAGGAGATATACTCGCAGATACAGGCGCTGGCTGTGGAAAGCCCGATGAGCTTCAGGCAGCTGGCAGGGTACACGAAGCAGCTGGCGGCATTCAACATACCTTACGAGGAACTGTATGACACGACGAAGCGCCTGGCGGACATATCGGCAGGCGTGGGCGTGGACATGGGCCGCCTGATACTGGCATACGGCCAGGTAAGGAGCGCGACGGTGTTGAGAGGCACGGAGCTTAGGCAGTTCACGGAGGCCGGAATACCGATGGTGGAGGCGCTGGCAAAGAAGTTCAACGAGCTGAACGGCACGATGGTGACGAGCGCGGACGTGCTGAACAAGCTGATACCGACGAAGCAGATACCGTTCGAGATGGTGAGGGACGTGCTGAAGGACATGACGGACGAGGGCGGACGGTTCTACAACATGCAGATGGTGCTGGCGGACACGCTGGCCGGCAAGTGGAGCAACCTGCGCGACGCGTGGGAGGTGATGCTGGCCGGGATAGCGAACGGCGAGACGCTGACGGGCAGGATGCTGAAGGGGGCTGTGAGCGGCGTGACGGAGCTGACAAAGGCGATGGACACTCTATTGCCGGTGATAGCCGCCGTAGGCTTGGGCTTCGGCACGCGGAGGGTTGCGCGCTGGGCCGGGGACAGGTTAGGCATGAATACGCGTAACGTGACGCAGGGTATGCTGACGGCGAAGGAGACGGCGCGGCAGGCGGCGTTGCAGAAGCAGCTGCTGCAAGGGTCGCAGGCGTTGACGGTGCAGGAGCAGCGGCTGCTGTCGGCGAAGATGGAGGTGACGGCTGCGGACTACCGGCGGTTAGCCGTGAGCGGACGGCTGAGCACGATGCAGCTGGCGAGCCTGTACAGGCAGAAGATGATAAACGAGAGCACGATACAGTATCTCGCGCAGCAGAGAATAATAACGGCGGAGCAACAGAAGCAGATAATGCAGGCGACGACGAAACTAAGGCTGCTGCGGATGCAGGGCGTAGAGGTGGCGAAGCAGGCAGGCAGGGCCGTAGGCGGTACGCTGGTGGGTATGTTGCGAGACCCGTTCACGTGGATTACGGCGGCTTTGGCAGGGGTAATGTCGATACAAAATGCCGTATCGGAGACGGAGGCGATGATGGCGAACATGGCCGAGAGCGCGAACCAAAGATTCAAGTCGCTGAACGAGACGATAAAGGAATTGAGGAAAGCCGGAACGCCGACGGGCGACAGCGGCCTTAAGCGGGGCAGCGACACGATATTGGGTGCGCTGAAGGGCAACGTGGCCGACTATGAGGGTATAGAAAAGCAGGCGTCGGCGATAAAGGACTTGGGAGAGCGATATGAATACCTTAACGAGGTGTTGACGCAGACGAGCGAGGCGTACAGATGGGTTGCAGCAAACAGCGGCACGATAGGCGGCCTGCTTGACAGCACCGGCGGTTTGCAGACATCGCAGGGTTTTTGGCACGGTGTAGGCAGTGCGCTGACATTTGACTGGATGAGCGACGACTTGGCGGAAAACATGAAAGACTGGGACGAGTACAATGCGAGGTTACAATCAGCAGCAATAAACTTGGGCAAGTATGAGGCGGAAATAAAATCAGCCATAGACAATGCGGTAAAACTTTTTCCCGAATTGCGTAAGCAACTTGACGGAAAGTCTATGGAAGAACAGTTAAAAATAATAGCTGATTCTGGCTACTGGGATGCACTTGGCTATAAAATGAATAATTGGACTGTAAATGCGCAAGACGCTGTTGATGCTTGGAAAAATGCACGGATAGAATTGGCAGAAGCAGGAAAAGATGTCGAGGAAGATGCTGAAACACTTTCAAATGGCATAGGCAGGATATTGGAAAACATGGCTAAGGCGCGAGGCCAGACCTTGGAGGAGTTTGTGAAGGACAACGAGGTTATGGTTTCCACCATGATAGACAATATAGTGAGAGGTTTCAATAGCGGCAGCGAGCAGATACAGAACAGGATAATAGACCTTGTAAGGCAAGTCGTAGGCTTAAAGGAAGAGTATGATGAATTAGGCAACAGATTGCAGGTGAAAGCACCGAGCCAGTACGACCAGCAGTCGAAGCTTGGCAAGCAGATGATGCACAACGTAATAGAAGAATACGGCCAAGGCGTGATAACGGTAGCGGAGATGAACAAGATAGCCGGTACGACGGAAGACGCGCGTAGCGCATCGGAGGCTCTTGACGAGTTGAAGAAGAAGGTGCAGTCACTGAAACAGGAATATGACTCGCTGAATGCCGTGTACGGCGAGAACCATGCAAGAACCAAGGCCGCGAAGGAGGAGCTTGACAGATATACGAAAGTAGCCAAGGCCAACGGCCTGACGATGGACGACCTGAACAAGAAGCAGAAATACGGCTATAACAAGCCGGATAACGGAAAGGATGCCTGGTTGGAGCAGATGAAGGCCCGGATAAGCCTGTTGCCGAAGTACATCAGCCTGTACGAGAAGTACCGGGACACGATGGGCGCGGACGCGGCGAGGGAGAAGGTGAACGCGGACGTGCAGTTTGCGAGCCTGAGGGCCATAGGCATAACCGACCCGACGGACGAAGTCGGGGCATGGAAGACGATAGTAGAACAGATGAACAAGGCCAAGACGACTGCGGAGCGGCGGAAGGCGGCGGAGGACGCGCTGGCGAAGCTGTATGACGCGCAGGCGGACGCGATAGTGAGGCAGAACAGGGTGCTGAACGAGCAGGCCACGCAGGCGCTGGAGAAGCTTAACAGGCAGTGGGAGATGTACCGCAAGTGGCTGGAGGCGACGGGCAGCGCGGAGGTTGCCGGGACGGTGGCCTTCGGCGGCAGGACGGCCTACGGCAACGAGGCGGAGGAGCTGAGGGAAGAAGTGGAGAGACTGCTGAAAGAAGCCCCCTCCCGGCCTCCCCGAGGGGAAGGGACTGATAAGCAAGACAGGGCTTATACGGTAGATGAGGTGCTGGGGATGACCGGGACGGAGCTTGACGAGGCGTTTGGCAAGGCCGGTCAGGGCGCGGAAGCATTGAGAGAGAAGATAGACGCGCTGAAGGAGGCGCAGCGTAAGCTGAACGAGGAGACGCTGAACGGCCTGTTGGAGATGATAGAGGCGAGCAAGGGCTACGACGCGCAGATAGCGGACGTTGACAGGCGGCTTGAGAAGCAGCTGGAACTGATAGGCAAGACGACGTTCAACAACGACGCGGAGACGAACGAGAGGATACGCGGGCAGTACGGCAAGGCGGCGAGAAAGGCGGCCGACCGGGAGCGTAGCGGAATACTGTTCAAGCAGTTCCAGGAGGAGAGCGACTGGGTGACGATATTCGACGACTTGGACAGGGTGTCCACAGCGACCATCACGGACATGATAGACAGGATAGCGGAGTTCTCGAAGACAGCCGGGCTAAGCGTAGAGGAAGTGAAGAGGCTGCGCGACGCCTTGGCAAAGTTAAGGGACGAGGCTTTGGAGAGAAACCCCTTCGGGGGGATTGTGGAGAGCCTGAACAGGGCTAATGCCATAAGGGAGTATCTTAGGGTGAATGGGCCGAATGGGACTTATGGGGCCGATGGGAAATATGTTGTGACGAAAGAGCAGGGTGCGCGGATGGGCTTGCAGGCAGGCGAGTACACGAGGGCGCAGCTTGAGGGCGAGCTGAAGGGCGCGGAGGCGGACACGGTGAGGAGCATAGAGAACATCGGCAAGGCGTTTGACAGCTTGCAGGGCGTGCTTGACCCGGTGATAGAGCTGTTTGACACGCTTGGCGCGGACACAGGCGGCATAGGCGACGTGTTGGGTACGATAAGCGGCGCGTTAGGCGCGGCGAGCGGCACGGGCGGCCAGCTGCAAAACCTGATGGGCATGAGCGTGGGCGAGGACAAGACGCTGGGCGAGGCGCTGGGCATAAAGAACGCCGGTCTGTGGGGCGCGGCGGCAGGGGCTGCGCTGAGCGTGACGACAAGCATCTTCGCCTTGCACGACAAGGCTTTGCAGAAGGAGATAGAGGCGAGCGAGGCGCGGCAGAAGGAGATGGAGAACCTGACGAAGAACGTGCAGACGGTGCTGGAGCGCACTATGGGCGGCGTGTACCGTTACAGGGCGAGCGAGGCGGACCTGAAGGACTTTGAGAAGTACTTTCAGCGCAGGACCGTAGGCAACGCCGACTTGGGCTACAAGTACGGCTACATACAGGAAGGGACGCGCGAGCAGATACAGGAGGCGGAGAAGTCGAGGAGCTACTACGACACTTACCTGGCGAGCCTGATGGTGCAGAGGGACGAGCTGGCGCACCAGATGGACGCGGAACGCGACAAGAAGAAGAGCGACAAGAACGCGATAGCGGACATGAAGCAGGAGATTGCGGAGCTTGACGACCAAATAAGGTATGTGGCGGAAGACATGGCCAACGAGCTGTACGGCGTGGACTTCAAGAGCTGGGCCGCGGACTTAAGCCAGACGCTTGCGGACGCATGGGCGAGCGGCACGGACGCGGCGGAAGCTTACAGGGACAAGGTGAGCGAGATATTGAGGGATGTGGGGGTAAACGTGATAACGCAGAAGTACCTTGAGCCGCTGCTGGAGGAGCAGATGGAGAAGTTCATGGACTACTTCGAGGCGAACAACGGCGTGATAGACGCTCCGGGGATGGAGATACTCTCGGGCATGTACGACCTTGGCGACAAGGCGCAGGAGGTGGTGGACGCCTACCTTGACGGCCTTGAGGCCGTTGCCAACGAGCACGGCGAGACGCTGAAGGACACGGGGAGCGCATCGGGGAGCGTGATAGGCGGCAGTGTGAGCGAGGAGGAAGCAGGATTAGGACTGGCCTACCTGAACTCGATAAGGGCGGACACGGCGACGATGAGGACTTACCTGCAACGCATGGCGGAGGAGACGGAACCGATAGCGAACGTGCTGGCGCAGCACACCGCGACCCTGAAGGCCATCGAGGCGAACACGGGACGCGGCGCGGAGGCGGCGGAAGCCGTGAGGGACATGCTGAACTCGGTGGCGAACGGGACAAGGAAGCTGAACGTTGTGACGTGGGTGAAGAAGAGTTAAGGGAGAGCCGGGAGGACTGGGAGAGCCGGGCTGACAGGGCTGATGGGAGAACTGTGAGCGCTGGGAGGACTGGGAGTGCTGGGACAAGAGAGAAAATAAAGTGAGAGCAAAATGAATATTTATGCAGAATATTGTATAAATATTCATTTTTTATTTTTATTTTTGCAGAAATGATAACAGAAATTCCATGACCGCAGAAAAAATATACATACAGAAGATAATCGAGGAAGACGGTACGTCTGAAACGAAGGAAACAGGGCAGGATTTCGGTTTCTACGGCATGGAGATACCCTTCACGATGCAGGCCGAGGCCAAAGAGCCGAGCAAGAACGACTGGAAGGACGAGGACGGCGACGACGAGTACATACCGGAGGACGGACTACGTATGCAGGCGTTCGAGATAGAGCTGAAATTAGGCTACAAGGGGACGAAAGACACGGCCAACGCCAAGTTGGAGGCGTTGCTGAAATACCTTACTGGCAGGGACGGCAGCGGCGCACGGATGAAGATATACTCGACGTACACCAAGATTGGATACAACGAGGTTAGGTTTGTGAGCATAAGCGATGACGCGGAGCTTGTAAGGGATGCGGACGGCGACATATTGGTTGTAACGATTACACTAAAGGTGAACGACCCGGTGACGAAGGTGGTATTAGGAGACTGAGAGGGAAGCCCCCTCCCGGCCTCCCCGAGGGGAGGAACTGACTGGGACGACTATGAGAGCTGGGAGGACTGGGAGTGATAAAAAAACGAATATTGACGACAAAGACGGCAAAAGGGATGAGGTACAAGATATATGCCAAGGACGGAGTGACGGTGAGGGCCGAGGCGGCGACGCTGGAATACAACGGCACTTACATGGGCGAGCGCAACCTGACGGTTACGGTGAGGAGCGCGTGCCCGATAAGCTTCGCCAACGGCGACTACATAGACTACAGGGGCGAGCGTTTCACGCTGCGGACAGTGCCGTCGGAGAAGCGGCAGGCACGCAGCTATACAAGCGGCGAGGCGATAGTGTACGAGGGTCTGCGCTTTTCGGGGTACTACGCGGAGCTTGGCGACGTTCAGTTCTGCGACCTTGTGGAGGATGACAACGAGCTGCCCTACACGGGTATGGGCACGTTCAGCTTCTACGTGACCGGCGTGGAGGACTTCGGGGGCAGGGTTCAGGCGAACCTTGACCGCGCCTACGGCAAGGGCGTGTGGACGGTGTCCTACGGCGAGGGCGCGGCGATAAACAAGGACAAGTCGATGAGCATAGGCGGCGACACGTCGGTGTATGACGCCCTTGTGCAGTTCAGCACAGACTTCGACGTGAACTTCATCATAAAGGGCAGGACGATATACATAGGCAAGGAACAGGAGGAAGCAAGCCGGACGTACATATACGGCAAGGGCAACGGCCTGAAGAGCCTGACGCGGACGGCGGACGCGAACCAGCGCATAGTGACGAAGCTGCGCGTCTACGGAAGCACGAAAAACCTGCCCTACGACTACTACAACAAGGTGAGCGGCGAAGTGAGGAGCACAGTGAAGGGGCTGCTGAAGGGCGTGCGCGGCAGCAAGACCTGCTACGGCCTGTGCCCGACGCTGCCGAAGGCATACCTTGATGCAAGCGCGGCGTTCGAGCTGCCGGGAGGCAGGGGGACATTCACGGGGACGTGGGGCGCGGTGGAAGAGGGCGACACCACAACAACGGGAACGGAGGCCGAGATGACCTTCAACCCGTCTATGCAGCCGCCGAGGGACTACAACGGCAGGACGTACCAGCAGGCGGTGTCAACAGGCGCCACGACGCTGGGCCGCGGCACTTACCTTGTGAACGCCGGAGCGGTGAAGCCGCAGGTGCAGGTGACGTCAGGCAACAACAACTGGGAATACACGTGCAAGCTACAGCTGTGGGAGGCGGCGGAGTTCAACAGTTTCATGCTGGGCCTTGGCGGCAGCGCCGTAGCCGACGTGGCCGAGGTGCGTGTGACGGAAGAAGAGCCGGATGCGGCGTTTGAGAGCGCGCAGGTGGAGATAGAGGACGATATGAGCCTTCCCACGCTTGTGGCCGTAATAGCCGTGTCGGGCAAGGTGAAGGTAGTGTCGGCCACGGTGACATCGGCGGCTGCCGTGACGTTCAGCAGAGGCGGCGAGCCGGACGGCTACTTCATACACGTATGCGACGGCAGCGACGATGCGGAGTATGAAGGCATGTATGCCTGGCTGAAAGGCGGCACAGGCGAAAACGGCGTGCTTGTGACTGTAGCGGAAGGCGCGGACAAGGACAACGTGCCGTCAGGCTACCTGTATTATGACAGGAGCGACGGCAGGAACTACTACACTCCGAACCTGATGCTGCCGGGCTACCCGGAGGAGAGCCTTGCGGCATGGGCGCAGAGAGTAAGCGAGGAAGACACCGACACGGGGCGCAAGGTGAAGGAGCTGACGGAAGGCGGCTTCACGTTCAGCGGCGACAAGAGCCTGCCCTACATAATATCGCCGATGCAGGCGGAATACGGCCTGAGGGAAGGCGAGGTGATATTCGACGGGAGCGACGAGGACTGGGACGAGGTGTGCCCGTCGTTGGAAGGAATGACGACATCGGAGCTGGAGACGACGGCCGGTTACGGCGGCAGCGAGACCTACGCTGACGGCGGCGAGCTGGACAGGCTTATCAGCAGCACGGAGATAGCGGACAACGGCGTGTCGGCGACGGGCGGCTACGGCGACGGCTATAGGGACACGGAAGGAGAAATGATGAAGGCGTCGTTCGAGATAACGATACCGAACATAGGCTTCGACATCTGGGAGCAGCGCACAGCGGACGAGACGCCGACCCTGCACATGAAGAGCGGAATGTGCGCAGGCAGGGAGTTCGAGATACTGAGCTGCGTGAAGGCCGACGCGGACGACATAAGCAAGGGCTACAGGCTGACGTTGGAAAGGGCGCTTGACGAGGATGCCAACATGTATTATCCGAACAGCGTGTTCGGCCTGTCGGAAGGCGACCATTACGTGATAGAGGGCATAAAGATGCCGGGCGTGTATGTGAAGGCGGCGTCGGTGAAGCTGTTTTTCGAGGGCGTAGAGTGGCTTAAGGCAAACGACCATACGGCATACACGTACCAGCCGGAGATGGACAACATATACCTTGCGGCGCACCCGGACTACGGTGCGGAGCTTGTGGAGGGGATGAAGATGCCCTTCACTGACGCGGAGATGGGCATAACGCTACAGGCTGTGACTATATCGCAGCTTGTGATAAAGGAAGGCGATGCGGACATACCCCAATACGAGGTGACGCTTGACGACGAGGCCACGGCGGAGATGCTGACGGCGAACCTCGCCGGTGGGAGCGTTGGCGGAGGCGGCGGCACCGGCATGCCGGGGATGCAAGGCGTGAAGATACTGAAGACCGGCGACACGGAGGCGGCTTCGGACAGCAACGTGTTCTCGGCGTTGCGCTCTTTGTCAACATTCCTGCGCAAGGACAAGTCTGATTCGACGCGCTACCTGCTGTCGCTGTTCGGCGGCGCGGTGTTCGGGGCCGACGGCTTCGCCGGTGGCATGAGCGGCTTCGGTGCGAAGATAGACGACGGCGGCAACGGAGAGCTGGAGAGCCTGACGGTGAGGCGCGAGCTGACGGTACCGCTGTTGAGCTACAACAGGGTTGACATAAAGGTGGGCGACAAGTGGCGCGCGCCGGGCGGCGGCGTAATCGCCATCGTGGACACGTCGGCGAAGCGGTGCACGCTGCGTCTGGAGGAAGGCGAGATAGGCGCGGTGGCCGTGGGCGACATCTGCATGGGCATATTCCACTCGGAGGTGTCGGCGGACAACGCCGCGGAGGACACGGACGACGGCAGGGGGAACAGGACGTTCGCCGGGTTCACGACGGTGTATTTCAGGATAACCGGCGTGGAGGGCGAGAGGAACGAGGCGTTCACCTACGAGCTTCGCCCCGTGTCGGAACGCTGGACGGGGCAGGCGGAGCCGTTCGCGGAGATGCAGTTCGTGGCCTACGGCAGTTTTACGGACGAGGAGAGGCAGACGTCGGTGTACGAGACACGTACGTACACGCGGATGCTGTGGAAGCAGAACACTTGGGAGATTGGCGTGGAGAACATCGCGCTGCAATACGGCGACCTGTCGAACCTCGGCGTGTTCGGTCTGGAGATGGACGGCTACTCGGCGTACCTGAACTCGGTGTACTTCACGGGGACACTGACGCAGGTGAAGCCGGACGGCACGCCGGTGAGGACGGCGAACGACCGGGGCGCGTGGGAGGCCGGGCACTACGACTACTACGACCGTGTGAGCCACGACGGGCGGATATGGCTTTGCGTGGCGGAGGACGGGACGGAGAGCGAGCCTGCCAAGGGCAACGCGGACTGGCTGCTGGAGGTGGACAAGGGCGCGGACGGCAAACCGGGCAAGGACGGTGCGGACGGCGTGCCCGGCACTCCAGGCAAGGACGGCAAGACTCTGTACACATGGATAATGTACGCCGACGACGCGGATGGCGTCGGCATTTCCAACGACCCCACGGGCAAGGAATACATCGGCCTTGCCTACAACAAGGAGACAGCCACGGAGAGCGACGACCCTGCGGACTACGCATGGAGCAGGATAAAGGGCGAGCAGGGCATACCGGGCACGAAAGGCGACGACGGCACGCAGTACTACACGTGGATAGCCTACTCGGACAACGCGGACGGCAGCGGCATGTACCAGCAGCCCAAGGAGAGCACGCTGTATATAGGCATAGCCGTGAACAAGACCACCCCCACGGAGAGCGACGACCCTGCGGACTACACGTGGAGCAGGTTCAAGGGCGAGAAGGGGGACAAGGGAGACAAGGGCGACCCAGGGCAGCAGGGGCTGCAAGGCCTGCAAGGCGAAAAGGGGGAACAGGGCATCCCCGGCGAGAAAGGCGAGAAGGGAGACCCCGGAAGCGACGGCAGGACGACGTATTTCCACATAAAGTACTCCGCGAACCCCGACGGCAGCAACATGTCGGAGACGCCCGACGTGTACATAGGCACTTACGTGGACTTCACGGAGCAGGACAGCACGGAGCCGTCGGACTACACGTGGTCGCGCTTCCAGGGCCTGCAAGGCGCGGACGGGCAGCAGGGCATCCCCGGCACGAACGGGGAGGACGGCAAGACGTACTACCTGCACATAAAGTATTCGGACGACGGCGGCAAGACCTTCACCGGCAACGGCGGCGAGGACAGCGGCGCATACATAGGCGTGCTTACCGACCTGAACGTCAACGACAGCACCGACCCTGCGGACTACACGTGGTCGAAGATAAAGGGGGACGACGGCAAGGACGGCGAGGGCGTGAACGCGAACCTGCTGGACGACACGGAGTTCGCCAGCGAGTCGAGGATGTCGGCGTGGACGGAGGGGGCAAGACCTACCGGCGACTATTCGGACAACGGCATAAACGAAGGAGGGCCACAGGGAGCGAACTACTACCGCTGCGGCACATGGATGACGGAGGACGAGCTTCAGTTTAAGGACATCATCCAGCAGACCGTGGGCGACAGGCTGTCCAAGGGAGAGTGGCACACGCTGTCGTTCTGGTCTCGCAGCGACGCGGACTGGATAAGCGTGAACGAGACGAGCGCGGCTTACGGCTTCGGCCTGCGCGAGGTGAGGCTCACGGCCGGCCACAGATACCGCTTCGGCGGAAACGGTCGTGTAAGCGCCGCCGCTGCGGCCGCAGGCGTCAAGCTGGTAGTGATGATATACAACGCGGACTGGTCGTGGTCCAAGGAAGTGTCGATTACGAGCCAGGCGGACTCCACCGTATTGTCGGAGTTAGACGACGTGCCGTCCACCGGTGCGTACAACATCAGGGCGTACGCGTCAACGGGTACGGACGGGGAGACGACCGAAGTGACGGCGAACTCGTACATACTGCAAGATTTGGACGGCGTGATGAGCACGTACATTTATCCCGGCGTGGTGGACTCCGGGGCCGGCGGCTACATCGACGGCGAATGGACGGACTCCATGCCGAGCGGCCAAGGCGTGAGGTGGCCCCTGGACAGCGGTTGGGCGCGCCACACGCTTACGTTCAAGACGCTCGGCTCTTTCGACGCTTCCACGCATGTGCTGTTCAGGCTATGGCCTTCACCGTGCCACGGCACGGCGGTGTGGGCCGACATCAGCCGCCCGAAGCTGGAGACGGGTCAGTCGGCGACGGCGTACATGCCGGGCGGCAGCGACATGGACGGCAGAGAGGGGCAGCCGGGCTGCGTGCTGCGCGTGTCGGAGTGGGCCTATGGCACTGTTTACCGCAACGATGCGGAGCTGGCGACGGACGGCGTGAGGTACCTGGACATTGCGATGATGCGCAACGACGCCTCGACTACGGGCTGGGACGCGTACCAGTGCCTCAAGACGCACACGTCCACGATACTGAACAGGCCCATATCGACGCAGGGCGGCACTTACTGGAGCAAGTTCGGTGCGAACGTGGGCGCTATATTCACGAGCCTGATAATAGCGAAGAACGCGAAGATACGCTTCTTGCAGGGCAACAGCATAACGGTGGAGAAGGAGGACGGCACCGTGACGGCAGGCATGCAGGGGAGCACCAGCGGCGACAAGACGCGCTTCTGGGCGGGGTCGGCCGTGCCGGACGAGGCTCCGTTCAGGGTTGACGAGGAGGGGAAGATGACGGCGGAGAACGCGGAGGTGAACGGGATAATCCATTCGAGGCTTACGTATTCGTCGGTAAAGCGGCTCATGGGAGCCTCGGGCTATTACACGATAAATCCGTTACAGGAGGCGTTTAACACGCTTTTCATCACCGCAACGGCAGACTTATTCGTAACGTTGCCGGACGCAGATGAATACGAGGGCTTGGAGCTGAACATATATCAAAGCGTGGTGACAAGGACGGCGATGGGAACTGTCGTTATTAAGACGGCGGCCAGCCTGCAAGAGATATATTATTCGGCAAGTACCGCCCTTATAAACGGCGTGATAGTGCAAACGGTGAATACGGAAGCCAACCATGCCGAGAGCCTTGTCCTGACGCCCAACGTGGCAGTGAAGATGCTGGCCGTGAACGGGAACTGGTATGTGCTGACAGGGGTGTTGACCGGGGAATAGGACTAACAAGGCTGATAAGGCTAATGGGAGTACCGGGAGGACTGGGAGGACTGGGAATTATGGATTTGAATTATGAATTAAAGATATAGGATTATGGCGGCAACGACATTGGAATTTCAGGAAGAAGGCGGCGCGTGGGTTGCGGAATACAGCTCGCAGGGCGACGCGGTGGTGCAGGTGGCGAGGAGCAAGGCCGGAGGGCTGAGCGTGAAGGCCGGACTTGACGGCATGGAGCCGAAGGACATCTTCGGGCTGTCGGAGTACGAGGCCGGGACGAACACGATATTCGCCGTGCAGGTGCCTGCCGGTGTGAAGGTGAGGATAGAGAGCGGCAGCGAGGTGACTGCGGCGAAGATATTGCAGGAGGGGTGAGGCATGAGGCGTGCGGTATGCGAGAGTGCGGTGCTTTGCACGGCGATGCTGCCTGCGGCCCGGCTGACGGCGACCGGCCTGCC